TCGGTGGCGACCTCTTGTGGGACGTATTCCTCGTCGGTGGAATGCATGATGGAAACTTGAGTTGAGCGTTGGTCAGGCTCAACCGGGAGGTCAGGGGCAATTACGTTGGTTCCGGAAGGGTCAGCTAAAATGACGAGGGCGGGATCCATGTTCATGTAGGTAGTGAGGAGGCCATCCTCTTCCTCTCGCACGAAGATGTTCTTCTTGTGGCGGGTGAGGCCAACAGTTAAGTGCGCACGGGATTTCTTGAGCAGATTTTTCTCTGCAGGTGATCCGTCGAGGTGGAGGATGACGTCCTCAAAAGTGCCTCCGTGAACTTCATGGATGGTGCGGGCGCCGTTGCCGAAGCGGTCTTTGGTGGCTTGAAGGGCGGTGATGAGTTGGGCGCCTGGTTTGGTGAATGTGGGTCCTACGAAATGGATTGAACTCTCCACTTTGGAGGTAGTGTTGAGTCCGGGATATTGCAGCTTGATAAACGGGAGGGCTGCGATGTCTTGGGGCATGCGGTGTGTGGTGGTGAGTGTTTCGGTGTGAATGAGGTGGAGCATGTCCTCCAACTTAACACAGCCATTCCACATGTTGCCGAAATCGATATGCCCGAGCTGTTGGGTGTCTCCCAGTAACACAACCTTACTGAACTGTGTGAGCCAGCAAAGATAAGGTAGTGGATAGAGGAAACACTCGTCCACGATGATAAGGGACGGTTTAATTTTCCTTGAGGCCAGGGCATGGGCGGCAGTGTGCATCGTCTTGGCACAATGTGGGTAGCTGATGGAGGATTCGTACTTCGTCTGGAGATCGCGAGTAGGTGTGATGAAAAGTGCAAACTCTCCAGGGTGTGCTGCTTCAAAAGCGGGCAGCGTCTTCTCTCGCATGACTGTAGATTTTCCGGCACCTGCGGGGCCGAGGAGAAGACACATTTGACTGCTCTGGAACTTGATGAGCTTGTCTGCCTTGAAAGCTGTGGTGGCGGCTTTCAGGGCTACTGCGAGTGTGGCAGGTGTAGAGGGGTCATTAGCGGCTCGCTCGCATTCGGCCGTCATAATGGCGTGCTGGCCTTGGGCGTCGTACACAAGGTCAATGCCGTCAATACCTGATCTAGTAGGTATGGCTGCCTGAATGCCATATCCGACTGCCCAGGGCAGCAAGATTGGTTTGGTAGCGTCTGGCTTGACTGCTTGGATGGCGTTGGCAAGTTCGACTGCATGCTCATCTTTGCGTGACGCGCGGGCCAACATGTCGGCGTTGGGCGCCGCTTCCTTGATGGGAAGGAAGTCGAAGCACACCTCATCGACGTAATCGAATTCAACTAGAGAATCCTTGGTGAGGATGTCAGTGTAGAATCCCATGTCGAAGTTGGCGAAGTGGTTTCTGGTGTCTCCGGTAACCAATTTGGTGGCTTCGCAATCGCCAAACAACTCACGGACGTGATGGAGTCCGAGTTCCAACCATTCGGGG